GCTTCTGCTTCTTTCGGAGCTTCTGCTTCAGGTGCTGCTTCGGTTGTAACTTCTGACTCTGCTGTCTCTTCGTTAGTAGTTTCGTTATTTTCCTCTTCTGACATTTTATTTTTAACCTCCTGTAATTTAATTTTATCATTCTCTTTCAAGTTTGAATCTGATTTGACCTCTAGTTTCCCCTGGATCGCCGGGTTGCTTTTCTTTTCCTTTTTGTAATCTTCTAAGCTCTCGATACTCTTCATAAATATTTCTTGGTTTAGGGCCGCAGTATTAATTGGGTTCCCTGTCAACGCTACATTCAATAAAACTACATCATCCAGCATCCTGATTTCTTTTCCTTCAACGTTTTTTGTGGCCACACTAAGAGGTATAAAAGCAATTGAGTAAGCATCCAAAAATCCCTCCTGGACATTTCCTTTAATATTTAAGAATCTCTCATTAAATGGATTTAGCTCACTCTTAACAAATAATGCAAACTGATCTCTCTCCACTGCCTTCACCTCAGCGTCGAACATCTTGCCCGCAGGTACTTTTGTTTTGTTGATCTCTTTCTCTTCAACTGAATCTCCTCTGAATGCTTCATGCTCTAAATCTAATTTTAAATTTTTAGCAATTATCTGTCTCTTCATTGACTCTAGGCAATTCTTGGTCACCATGTCAGCCACTAGATCGATATGCGTACTAGAAATAATACCCTCCAAAAATACATGCTCTTGCCCCTTAACCTCAACAATCTCAACATTAAATGGCGCTGTGAATCTGAATGAGGGTTGTTCCATAAGTGATTCCATGATAGTTAGAATATATTTGTATATTTAAATATTGTTGTCCATCAAAAATTAGTCTGACTCAACATAAAGCACACTCGATCTACAATTCACATGACTTGGTGGGCATGGTCCAGTCCATCCTGACTTCCCATCCTTAAAATTCTCATTCATTCCAACTACTTGGCCATCTAATCTCTGACAGATTGGACTTGTACGATCATCCTCATGTGTCAACCATTGTTTCTTGAATTTGTCTCCAGTTGATTTAAAGGCCTGGAGCTTTCCCTGATTCTCTGCCCTATTAGATTCTGTTCTTGCAATCATTGTCGCCCTATTCTCTCCAACATCAAATACTTTGCCCACACGATCCTTCAATTTGGCCACGCTGTTCCCTTCCATGATCCCTCTCTCTAATTCTTGCCTTAAATCTAACATAATCTCTGATGTCATCCCTTTGATGTTATTAAAAGTATAATCTTGAATAAAACTGATCGCGTCCTTATTCATCATCATGTTCTTATCCAATTGTTTTTCTGCACTGTCCCATCCTTTCTGAAAGGTCACATTAATCACTGCATCACTCACTGCCTTAATCCCTGCAAATGTGAGGATCTTCTCAATTGCTTTTGCTAGACTTGGGATTGATTTGATTTCCTTAATTCTTCCAACCTTTCCTTCTTCATCGATTAATTTCTTAATTTTCTTTTCATTCTGTTTCATCAAATAAACAATACTCTCTCTTAGTCTCTCTCCAGTCATAACTTCTCCGGGCCCTAAAATTAAAGGATTTGCCAACGCTGTTTTCTTTTCGGCTTCCTTTTTACCGCCCTGCATTCTCTCTTTTTCTTTGCCTACTTTCTTTTTCTCTCTTGCCTCTTCTTTCCCAGTCGAACCGAAGTCACCACCTTCGGGATTTGGTGAATATCTTTGCTGCATCTCCATTGCTTCCTCAGCTGATTGTTTCTCTCCCCACTCGACTTCATCTAGTCCTTCTTCTACTCTGATTTCGTTCACTGACTTCCATCCTGCACTTATCTGTGCCTGATAAAGTTGCGCCTTCTTCATTTCCTCGTCGACGTCAAAAATCATATATTTGTATTCTACATCATCATATCCAAACTCGCTTATGATCTCCTGGTTAATTCTGAACTCTTCTAATCTTAGGATAGGATTAATACTTCTTTTCCTGAACACGTTTGATTGCACGATTTGATTTGCTAGTCCTTTGGAATCTTCTGTGTATCCTAATTCTACGCTAGTCACTCCAAAACATGCCCATACTAATTTCGCCCACCACTTCTGGCCTTCTAATAATTCAAGCTCCGCATTAGAGAATTGTAATCTCTCAAACTTTGGCAACTTCCCAACAACAGGTAAGTCATGGAACTTCTTCTTCCAGTTCCCTGCACTATCTTTCTTCAATTGCTGTTGTAGCCATTGTTCTTTGAATGATTCTACTTCTGCTGCATCTCCACCATCCAGTCCGATGATCCCTTTTGGAATTGAATTGTCATTAAAATATTCTAGGTTATGCTCTATTGCATAAATTAAAGTTTGAATAGTCTCCATTAAAATCTCTACTGGACTTCTTCCATACACATTATCTGTTCTTGGATTTCTCTCAAACCACACGATCTCTCTTCGTCCGAATGGAACTGGCCGCGCACCTGAAATCCATCCATACTGAAAATAAGCCGCATCTTCCCTTGCATTTGATTGTGCGATTTGTCCTGTTCCGATTAATGCTTCCTGTGTTTCCTTCGGCCCTGCAATCTCTGTCTCATGAATAATGTCCTCACGATCTGTCATCATTCCATAGATGTCTGGATTCTTTGTGAATGTTGCTCCATCCCTTGCAACGATCTCAACCATCTCTTTGCCAACATTAAAAATCTTATTAATCACTCCTGCATCAATCTCTAAAATATCCCTTATGTATTTTCTCCTGATCTCTTCCCATCCTTCTTTGTTTGTATTTGGATTTTGAAAAAATGTTTTAACATGATCTATATGCTCTGGGGTTGCATCTGTCTCTTTCCCTTCAATCGGAATAATGTCATAAGGCACTGAACTCGCTTCATCAACTATCGTCGAGATACACATTTCCACGTAGGGCATTGCTGCGAGTCTCCTGACATTCGGCAAGTCTACAAATCTTGGATATCCAAAAGGCGGCTTATATAAAAATTTTGGAATGTACGCTTTATTAATCCCTTCTCGAGTAACATCAGAAATATTTGCCACCGCCGGCACAGTCTTTTTTTCGGCTATTAAGCCCCAGAGGTTTCTAAGTGATTTGTCTGCCATAAGTATGAAGGGTAAAGGGATATTAGAATATAATTCTTATAATATTTAAACATTGTTGTTTTGGTGATAATTTTATTCTTCTTCTTTCTACTGCAATTTCTTTCAAATCTCTTGATGTTTTTTTCTTATGGCAATCCACACAAAGTGTTTGCACATTATCCATATCGTACTCTTTTCCTCCTAATGCAATTGGAATTATATGATCTCCAATAAGTTTTGATGAATCTGGAATCATCTTTCCTTCATATGTTCTCTGCATTGGTTTGTAACCACACTTCACACAAGCATACTCATCTCTCTTAAATATCTTTTGTTTAAAAAATTGCCAAATATATGTAATTTCTGAAAACTTTTCAGTACATTTTTTTGAACAACACCTCCAATCAGTTCTCCTCCTCCACTCTCTTTTTGGTAATCCACAAATCGGACAGCAACCATTTTTAATCCACATTCTTTGCTCATCAGTCAAGTCATAAAAAATAGGTCGTCTCTTTGGAATCATTTGTTCTGTGGTCCGAAGTCTACTCCTTTTAGTTGTTCTTGCCTCTCTTTCTCTTCCTCAGCCTCACAATCCAATTGCTTTTGTGACTTCTTTCCACCCTTCAAAGGATTTGCTGTGATAAAACTAAACACTAAAGGCTCTCTTAATTCAAACATCATTCTCATCATCATCATGTCTCCAACATCTGTGGATCTACTCAATGCCGCAGTATCATGCAATTCCTTTTTAGTTATAACTCTCAAAGGTGAATCACGATCTCCATCCATCTGCTTCATCACTTCCAGGTCCTCAATTAAAAGATTCTTTGTTGCTGTTTCCACTTTCGAATAAACTCCCATCAATCCATTATTAACATAATTTGCTAACTCGAACCAACACTGGCTTTTTAGATTTCTATAATTGTGCAGTCTCTTTTCATTTTCTGTTTCCTTCTTCTTTGTGATTGGTCTTGCGTTTGATACAAATCCTTTAATGCCTGCTGTGTCTTTCACTAGCCCGAATCCTACTCCTCCTTCATCCACTAGGCACTGGCTTCTCGGTATCTTATGTTCTTTCAAAATATCATCTAGCTCTGTGTTTGAGATGTTGTTGCAGACTATCATTTTGTAGCAATAAAGCCCATCCCATAATCCAATCACTGTTCTATCTCTTCCGAATCCGGCCGCATCTACCACACAATATTTCTTTCCCCTTTTTGCATCACTTGTAAAAAGGTCGATTATACTGTCATATTCGAATAGCTTTGTTGGATCATCATCATACTCCCAGTTCCCATTCAAAAGTCTCTCTCTATTCTTTGTATCTAGCTTTTTCAGATTCTCAATATAATGTGGACTAATAAAAGGATTCTCATAAACACTTGCCGGGATATATGCTTTATAATCTTCCAGCTCATCATCTCTCCACTTTTTATAAAATTCCCCATAAATAAAAGTTTTACATGGATTGCTTCCCATCCCTATCTTCGGAATCAGTCCGAACTCATCCAGCTTAAATCTCATACGACTTCTTATAATTTGATACGCCTGTTCAGTAATCTCACCCATCTCATCAATTGCTCCATCGGTATATTCTGTTGAACCTAAACTCACAAATTCAGGATCGCTTGGATATAAAAATAAATCTCTCAAGTATTCTTCACTTCCATTTGAAAACTTAATCACTCCCATCATTGCATTGTATTGATAATCCACACCACTCTGCAATCCTAACATCCCACACACTTCAAAAAATGTCAATAGTGTTGATTCTTTCAAACTCTTCAGTCTGGCCCTTGCAATAAATCCCCTGGATCCTTCGTATTTTAATCTCCTTAAAATCTGCCATAAACATAATGTGAAACTCTTCGAACCGCCTGCCGCACCCCCTAGAAATATTTCCGTATGCTTATCATTATTTAGGACTTTCAGCATTTCCACTTGCTTTGGGCTGATTACTAAGTTTGCCATCTTTGATTTCCTCCACTGATTTTTCTATTAAATTAATTGTCAATGGAATCTTCCCTCCGTAGTCTATTTCTTGCTTTTCGAAGTAGCCTCTCCTCTTCCCTTTTGACTTCAAAAAAAACTGAATTGCTGATGTGTTTCCATCCGTAATCTGTTTAAACAAAGCATTCTCTGCAACATCCAATGCAATCTCCGGGACCTCTGCAACCCAATGCCTATAATTCTCATCTTCTTCTAGCCATCTATAATGTGTTTGTCTTGAAATCCCTGCTTGTTTGCATGCAGTCGTTACGATTCCTAATTGGCTTTTTAATGCCTCAACCATTAATTTCTTCTTACCTCTGAGTGCTTTTGGTTTGAAAGGTTCCTTTTCTGTCACTTCTGTCACTTCTGTCCCTGGCATTAAAACCACACTCCCTTCAAATAATCCTTAAATAAATATTCACTCACATTGCAGTTTACTGCATTTCCTAGTGCAAAGTACCTGTTATTTGGTGTCTGACTTGCTGTCCAGTTGTCAGGAAAGCCCTGGAGTCGTTCGCATTCGAGTGGTGTCAAATATCTGAAATCATCTACATCTTCTTCATACACTAGTTTCTCTCCGCATCCTTCTTGGGTTGTTAATGTTCCCACACGATCGTATCCGCCTATCAATTCGAAGTTAAACTGCAACTTTTGAGCAATTTTGTCCAGGTTTTTATCGGTCTTTTTGATGAATTTGTATTTGGCCCCTGTTTCTCTGATATCTCTGAATCTTTTCTTGTCATCTTTTATCACTGGCACTTTCTCCGGGAAGTCCTCTTTGCATGCAAGGAATATCACTCGTTCTCTGTTTTGCGCACTGCCCAGATATAAACTGTTTAATAGGATTATACGCACATAATATCCCAAATGACTCAATAACTTCACGACACTCTTGATTGTTCTTCCTTTGTCGTGACTAATAATCCCCTTCACGTTCTCCAGGACTACGTACTTCGGATTCTTTTCTTTCAGGATGTCATAAATATAAAAAATCATTTTGCCCTTTTTGTCTTTGAATCCTTTTCTCAGGCCTGCCATACTGAATGTTTGGCATGGGAATCCTCCAACTAGCATATCAAAGTCTGGCAACTCTTTTGGATCTATATCTGTGATGTCTCCGTAATTGTGCACCTGGCCCATCATCTCCTGGTAGATGTTCACACTGCTTTGTTTGATTTCGCTGATTCCTATGCACTCATGATCTCTCAGTCCATAGTCTAATCCCCCGATTCCACTAAACAAACTTAAATACTTCATTTTTTTCCTCCAAATCAATATCACAAAAGACTTCATCTCCCCATGAATCCCATCCCTCTCTTTTTGTTCTTGCATACATCTCAATTCTCTTTGCTTCTGGGAATAGTCTCTCAATAATTTTATAAGATACTTCTGGCTTTTGGCTATGTCTTTTTCCCTGTTCTGTAAATACTGAATGGATCTTTCCTCTTTCCTCTTTGGCTACTGGCTTCATCTTTCCCTTATAAAAATATAATAAATATTCATGTCCATATCTTATTGTAAATGCTGCCGGGATTCCTGTTACTTTGTTCCATATCATTCTTGCATGCAATTTCCATCCTATTTCTTTTGCAATCCTTTCTGCTTCGTGTAGATATTTCTCTATTGTCCATAAAAACATTATTGAATTTTCTTCACATCTCTCTGTGGCCAAATTTAAATGTTTCTTTATTTCTTCTAATGAAATGACTTTATAATCTAATTTCTTCCCACTTGATATTGGCCTAACTTTCTTTTTGCCACCTTTTGATTGTCTCCAGGGTGGATCTGCTAATATTAAATTATACTTCATTTCATCATTCCTAGAAGTTTGCTTGTGTCTAGAGTTCCGCCTGCTTCAAAGAAATCTTTTATTTTTTTGTACTCTTCGATTGTCTTGCAGTTGAATGTTGCTCTTTCTTTTAGTCGCGCTGCTTCTGGAGGCATTAACATGATCACTTTGTGCCTCTCATCAAATAAATTCTCATTTTCTACTTCATTCAGTTTCATCAAACTATCTGCATCTTCTATGCTGAATCCTGTCAAAGTGATATCAAATCCTCCTTCCCTCAGGATCTTAAATTCTTCTGTCAATAAATCTTCATCCCATATTGCGTACTCCTGGGACTTGTTATCCATGATTCTGAAAGCTTGGATCTGTTTCTCGTTTAATTCTGTTGCTTGGATTGCCGGCACCTTTTCAATTCCCAACTCTTTTGCTGCCAACACTCTTGTGTGCCCTGCAACGATCACGTTGTCCTTATCTATTATGATTGGCACTTGGAATCCGAACTCCTTAATCGATTTCGCTACAATGTCAACCGCTTTGTCATTCTTCCTGGGATTCTTCTTGTAAGCCTTAACATCCTCAATTGGTATATTCTCTATCTTCAATTCTCCCATTGTGAACACACTCCTATTAAAACTACATCTGGAATCCATGTGATTAATAATCCAAATAATCCCCAAGGACTAACTCCTCCGAATGCTACTGCTGCAATTAAAGCCAAACTTATAATCATTTTAAATTCCTCTTCAATTTTTCAGTCTCAGCCATTGTGAAGTTAACGATCACATCTGTTTCTGGCTTTTCTTTATTGGCCCATCTCAGACTTAATCTCACACCATCAATCATTGACACTGTCATGTTGTCTTGGTTTTCTTCTCTTTCACACTTGATTTTTCTTTTTAGTTTTTCCATCTTAATGTCTTATGCCTCCTGCTACTAATTTAGTTTGTACGAGCATCAATTGGCTATGCGCATTCAGGTTTACTTTCCTTGCAATCGATTCATCAATGATTGCCTGTTTTGCTTCTTTTGATTTCTCATCCATGTACCAATGTCCCCATGTTGATAATCCAAAAAATAAAATAAAAAATACACCGATCTTTCCCCAAGTTCCCAGTCCTCCGAATATTAAGACATACAAACTTCCTAATATTATAAGCGCATTGGCTAGGTTTCTTGGTTCTGCCATCTTATTTGGTTTCTTTTCCTGGTGCGTTTGTTTTTGATTCTTTTGCTCTTGCTTCGTCCTCTGCTTCTAGATCCTTTTGAACTTTCTTGAAGTTGATTCTCGTTCCAATCAAATCCCTCACTTCTTTTTGTTCCTTTGAAACCATTTCAAACGCATCTTTCTTAATCTTCAAGTCTGCTTCAACTTTGTCGATGTCTGCTTGAATCTGTTTCTTCTGGCTATCCAAAAACATTAAAATCCTAACTGTTCCCTTTTCACTTGAAACAATGTCAGTTGTTTTCACAACACCTCCGTACTCTTCTTTTCCGAATAGTGTGTTGTTTTCAACTACTGTATGAGTTAGTTCTTTTTTTCTGTCATCAAATACAAATTTATCTTTTTTATCATCCATTTTTTAACCTCCTGATTTTAATTGCCTTCTTGCCGTTTTCATGTGGCCCTTCTTCAAACTCGACTTCTTCTCCTGCATCGAGTTTTAATTCTGGGAAATCTGAAATATGAAAGAAGATATCTTCTCCATCCTCTGTTGTGATGAATCCGTATCCCTTAGTTTGATGGAACCGTTTTATCTTTCCCTTCATCTTTTTTGTCTCCAGTATTTACTTCTTCTTCTACTTCGATTGGCTTTGCTTCAACATTAAATAACTTATTGTAAGCTCTCACGATCTCCACAAGTTTCAAACCTTTGTCTGTAAACTCGAGATTAATCTCCCTTCCACTTTTAACTTTCACGATTAATCCTTCTCTCTGCCACTGATCTGTTACGTTTGTCAAATGGCTTGTAGTCATATCAATCTCTTTTCCTAATGCGTGGATATTCTTCGGCTTGCCCATCAAAAATAAAAGATTCACATATCTTTTACTCATTAAAAATCTATACATTTTTCACCTCCAATTTATTTATGTAAATTCTGCCCTCATCATCTTTTTTTACAGGCAGCATTTCAAGGGCAATATTCAAAGAGTTATAATCAACTCCGATTTGTTTCACTATCTCAGATTTATAAATTGGTGAGACTTGTTCTTTTAAAAATTCCTCTACTTTCTTCAATGTCACGACGTGGATATTCTTTCTTTTAGCTGGATCGGGTTTCCTTATCACTCTTTTAGAATCATCTTGTTTTACCATTATAGAAATATAATTATAACTCTATATTTAAATGTTTCCCTACTTTTGCATCCGACCTTCGATTTCCTTAAAATCCTCATAAATGATCTCTCCGCGCTTTTCTCCCTTCTGCGCAATTAGGATCTTATTAAAAATTCCATTCTTCAGCAACCATTGACATTTGAGTTTCTCCGGCCGATCTAATTCTCCAGACATCTTTGATTCGACTCCAATCACATTAAAATTTTCTGTTGATTCATGGCCCATCCTCACAAAACATAAACCGCATGCTCTTCTTGTGAATGCGATAAAGTCTGGAAATCCTGCGCCCATCATCACTGGCCTTCCTGGTCCTAGCCATTTGTTTTTTACCTTATCCAATTTCCCGTAGATAAATTTTCCATCAAATGTTGAAACTCCTGAAACCTCTTCTGAGTTCTCTTGTTGTAATGTTACATTGTTCGACCACTTGTCCACGATCCATCCTTGCTTCTCTAGATCTGCTCTCACTTTTAATTCAAATCTTCCTCCGGCTGCTTTTGAGGCCTTTCCTGCTTTTACTTTTTTTGGATCTTTCATTGTTTTTTTTCCTGAATTTACTTATGTGAAGGGTTGGATTTGAACCAACGATCTCCGGCTTATGAGGCCGGTGCCGTAAACCTAACTGGGCCACCCTCACTACAAAATAAAAAAAATAAAATAATTAAATGTTTGCTTTTACTTCCAAGCAAAATAAGGACTCTTGTGGATCACATGTCCTTCCTTTATTAGTTTGCCTAGCATGCTTCGCACTGAATTAATATTCATCTTAATTCTTTTTGCAATTTCGGTTGCATTGAATGCGTAACTTTTGTTATTCTTCAAAAGCACTGCAATCGGATGCTCAGTTCTCTTCAAATGTTTTCTTTTTTTGAAGTCTCCCTTAGCAAACTCTTTTCTTTTTATCATTTTTTACACCTCCCGAATTTAATTTTTGCTTCCTTCCTGGACTTGAATGCCAGGGTTGATAAGTTATCGACTTGTGACACTCTCCGTTTAGTAAGACGCAATTATCACGATTATATTTCCCACCATTTGTCTTTGGAGTTTTTCTATGAACTTCTTCTCCGGCCCTTCCGCATCCACACTCACATAATCCTTCTGATCTCTCAAATAAAAATCTTCTAAGTGCTGCAGTACATTTATCAGTTCCCTTCATTTCTTTTGGAATCTTTAATTTGTTTCCTGCATTAATTAGTGCATTCACGATCGGTTGCAGATGTTTGCATGGTTCTGCATAATATTTTGTATCTGCGAATGCCCCACACTTCTGGATTCTCCTGTGTACAAAATTCCAACATGTGCAATCAATAAAAAATATAAGCTTCTTGTCATCATCCACTTTCACTGTGCAGTCATAAATTGGGATTCCCATGATTCCATCAATCCTTGTTCTTGATCCTTTTTTCTTAAAATTGAAAGTTCTCATCTTAATCTCCTGGCTATTTTCCAAAGTTCTTTTAGATCTGCTTTGTCCAATCCTGCATGCTCAGTTCTAAGGATCCATTTATTCCAAATCTCATCATAGGTGAATGTTCCAATCTTATGATCGTTAAGATGAAACACCTCAACTTTTCCCCTGGTCCTGATTATTTTCATAATAAATTCTCCTCTCCGATCTCTTCGATTTCTTTTTTAGTTAGTGGTTTTTGTTTAGGTTCTTCGTATGTCCCTTCAGCAAGTTCTTCGTGCACTTTCTTTGGAAACTCTTCCCCTTCTGGCTCTGCTGCTTCACGATCGGTCTTGAGTTTCAATTGCCTGTCGATTGCTTGCCCTGCCTCAGACTTCGTCATTCCGTCCCACACGTCTCCCCCTAAGCTCAAAAGATAGTCTCTTTGGGCTTTGCTAGCCTCTCCTTTCTTAAATCCTTGTTTGTTTTGCACTGGTGGATAATATCCATCTGCTCCTGGTCTTGGAAGTCTTGATTGATTTCCTTCTAAAATTTCAATTCTTCTTATCAAATTAGTGATCACTTCTTCAGTTATTTTGTCCATTTTTTACCTCCGTTTCTTTTTCTTTTTCATCCCAGTTATTTAATGTTTTTTGTTTTTTCTTTTCTTCTTCCTCTGCCATGTAGCCATTGAATCCTTGATTCTGTTTCTTCCTCATGTTTCTAGCGTTTGTTGCCATCGACTTCCTCCACATCTTCTTCTAATGATTCATATAAAACTTGTGCCATTTCTTTTCCGGATTCAGAAAGCGAATCATGGATCTCTCCATTAACTATCATTGCTTGGATTAATAAAATTTGATCTCCACTCAACTTCATCTGATAAACCTTACCTTTTTTTATTTTCATTGTTCCTCCATAATAAACTGAGTGTGATTAAAAATGCAATTCCCCAGTAAGTTGTCCAAAATAAATCATAACTAATCGCATTCCATAATGGGAACCATGGATATAATGGGTGCCAATCGACCTTCCCTAAAATCTCAACTAGGTGCAAACTAAAATCCCACCCGATCATTGTTGCTAGTATTGTTATTCTTTTTTGCATTGTTTCTCCCTTGTCAAAAAATGCGGATCGTTTCTGAATCCACACTTCTGACAAACTTTTCCTTGTGGGCCTTCTTGATATCTCGTGCTCCCACACTTTGGACACTTCTTCATCTTCTCTTTAGATCCCCCCGAATCATTGCTTTTCTCAGGATCCTTCCTATTTGTCTGCTGTAGACTTCATTGAGGATCGTTTCTTCGATCCCCTCTGCCTCAGACTTTGTTAACCACGCCTGGATTAACACCATATCTTTTCTCCTATTGGCTGACAATTTTAAAATCCTCTTCGCTTAGCATTCCTGCATTCACGTAGCCTTTTAATTGCGCCATTAGATCTACTTGGTTCTCAAAATATAATTTGAACCTTCGACCTGCTTTGCCTACCTCAAAAGAGTTCGGCTTTTCTGCCCTAGTGATCGCTAGGGTTAACTTGTCCTTTAAGATCAATAGTGCTTTTTCTTCATTTGTTATTTCCATTGTTTTTTCCTCCTTGTAGTTTTTGTTCTTCCCTTGCTCGATTGATGATCTCGGCTTCCCGGATCTCTTTCTTGAGCTGTTTTACAGTTTCGTTTTCCATTGTTTTTTTTCCTCCGTTTTGTTTTTCAGCTAATTAAAAAATAAAATAAAAAATAAAATATCTTTCAGGTTTATGGCTTAGCTAGTTCATCTTCCTGTGCTTCAATCATTTGCTCTTCAGTCAATTCGCCTTTCTCAGTTTCTTCTGCTGCGCATTTCGCATTGTTTGTGGCCCATCTTAGTGCTCGTGCTATTGCTCGAGTCTCTGCCATTCTCAAATAATGGATTTTAACCATGTCACCGCAGTTGCCCTGATCTGCATCTCCATGAGCTTGATATTCTGCTTTGTAGCTTTGCTCTTCATCCTCATCATCGATGTTCTCTACTTTCACTGTTGCTTTAAAAACCGCATTCTTTGCAGTTGCATCATGTGAAATCATTTCTGTTTGGATTGAAAAGTTTCCATCAAACTTTTTGTGTGCATCTTCTAGCAATTCTTCAAAAGTTGTCAGATCATCCATTCCGCCTTCTTTGCTTGCTGTCTTTGATTTTTCTATCAAAGTGAAGTCTGATGGTAGTCCTAGTTTTAATGTGAACTCAACTACATTTCCTTTCTGTAGTGTTGTCTCCAACAATAAATCCAGAGCTTTCTCTTCCGCGTGCACGTTGTACCATTTTCCATCTTCTTCCACAGTCATGAAACCGATGGATCCTTCTGGCTTTCTCTTTAATGAGAGTGCTTTGATTGTCGCTGTTTGCCTTTCTTCATTTTCAGTCATTGTTTTACCTCCCTGAATTTAATTAAACAGGGCTTAGGAGGATTCAAAAAAGAATCCACCCTGCCCCCGAGTTTCCTGGCAATGCCAAGACTATGATTTGTGATTTGTTCTGTTTTGTTAATTTGTTTTTTCATTTAAATCCTCCTAAAATATACACGTATAATCCCTTTTTAAAACTATCCTTTGTTATGTCAATTGTATTTTTCATAGTTTCTGTTGTATTTTATCCTTAAAAGAGCATCTTGGATCTGCTTCTATTTTTGTTAGTAGTTCTTTTGATTCTTTTGTTCTCCAACTCTTGAGTCTTTTCTTGAATAAGTATGGGTGAATTATTTCTCCTGGGCCTGACGTAGTTCGCATCTAATTTATTTAAGAATTGTTTGATCTCTTGATCAGTTGCATCTCCCAACTCTTCTTCTAGTTTCAATAATGCATTATAAATTTCCTCATGCCTTTCACTGATCACTTCTTGAATCTCCTCAAAAGCTTTGAGACTTGTTTGCTGCATGTGATGAATTTTGTGCTCACTCATTTTCTATTAATCCCCTTTTTTCTAGATCAGCTATTCTCTTTTTGTCGCTTGGATTGATCTCACTTCTTGATCTTATGTATCCCGGCAATCCTGCAACACACTTCGAACATTTTTCTCCAGGATAATAAAAACACGTATGATCATCGCAATATTTTAAATTCATAATTCCGACCCCACTATAACATTTTCTTTTCCATACATTCCTTTCAGTTGTTCTGTAAGATTTCCGAGCATCCCATTGTAATCATCCAAAAATTCTTTTAAATCTTCAATTGCTTTTTCTGAGTAACCTTTCTCATAATAACCTGATTCGTCATGCACACACGTTTGCTCGCATTGTGCTGCTATAAATCTCATAAATTCTGCAACCTTTATGTGATTCACGTATCCTGCATAATGTGTTTTTGTGAATCCTCCGCATACCCAATCATCATCCTCTGTTTCCCCAGCTCTCTTTTCCTCCAGGTGTTTCTTTTCTAAATCCCAACCCTCTCTTGCCTTGACTGTCTTTGCTTTGTGAAAATGTAAACAGATCCATTCTGAGTCTTCATGTGGATTGATTATTAATTTATTCCATCCCCTCTCTTCAATCTTGAACCCTAGATTTGTTGCAATGATCTCTGCTTTTTTCAGCATCTCTTCCGGCATCCTATTTCTTATAAATGTGTAGTGAATTGTTAGTCCCATGATCTCCTCCCTTGATTCTTATTAAAAATAAAGATGGGCGTAATGCCCAAATTCTTCATCTTGTGGTATGTTGCCATATCCACATAACTTCTTCTCTTGAAAAAGTTCAGTATCTTTTGTATTGTGTTTTTCATTTTGAATCCTCCTAAAATATACACGTATAATCCCTTTTTAAAACCATCTATTTAGCACAACTGCCATTATGTTACTTACAAGTTAGTGCATTACTGCTATAATATTCAAGAATCACGATCGCTGAAAAGTTCTATAATAATTGGGTTGTTTCTGTTTGCCGGCGCATCTGTGAAATCATCATAAGTCATCTCTCTCTTGATCCTTATTCTAAAACAATTTAAACATAATAATCCATGCCCATTTCCAAACTCATGCCAAAGTTTTGGATTCACCATAAAATAATCTCTGGCCTCTTTCAAAGCATATTTACCACAATCTCCGCATAAGTTCTCAGGCAGTGGTTTTCTTCCCATGTTTCTCTAAGTGCATCATCTTTTTTAAATTCTTCTTTGATCTAAACTCCGGACTTTTGGATCCCTTCGCTTGCTTCGGCTATCAATTCTATTGCCGGGATTCCTGTCATCCCTTGCCACATTTTTGATAATCTTTCGACATCTCCAAAGTCACGATCTAGCATTTTTCTTTGCAAGATTCGGATTGCATCTTTCCTCTTTGAACTCTTCTGCTTATTCCACTCATCAAATTGTTTGATGTGTTCTGTTAACTTTTGGATCTCCGCATCGATTGCTTCTAGCTTCTTTGCTTCCTTCTGCCTGTCTGCAATCAGATCGTTCAACTTCAATGCCGGATTAATTCCCGCGTTGTAGTTCTTAACCAAAAACCCTAACATATCACTTTGAGATAAATTCTCGAACTCTGATATCTCTTTGAGTGTTGCCTTCGCATCTATTGCCAATGAAAAAGTTGACGCCTTCCAATCTTTTTGTTTTGTTGGTGCTATTTTTTGAAACCTCCTGAATTATACAGATATAATCCCTTTTTAAAATCTTCTAGACTTTTCTGATTGTTATTTAACATAAGGAATCGTTACTTTGTGCAAGGTTCCATCGGAAGAATTAGACCCTAACCCCCCATCATTTCCACTCCAAAAAAAGGATCTTCAGGATTTGATTGTTAAATAATTAAATAATACATTAAATAAATAAATAACTATTATATTTATATATATATATAGGCCCACTGGAAGTCATGGGGTGTCAAGCCACCTTCATTTCCACTGGGTTTTATCTTCCCTGTGGGTTAATAAAAACACCTTCATTTCCTATGGAGCTCCATTTCCACTCCACGTAAGAAAAAGATTAAAAAAAATGACATACTCCCAACACCCTAAAGGGTGGGGTATCTTAGGGAGAGATACTAAACAGAAAGGTATATAAAGGTATTATACCTTATTATATTACAATGGATAGACTAACAATATACCCTAATAAAGAATTGCAGAAAAAACTAAACAAGGAAGCAGAAGAACAAAAAAGAAGTTTGAATAATTTGATTTTGTTTATTTTGGCTTCTTACTTTGAAAAGAAAAATGGCAAAAGATAAATACAAACACTTTAATCCAGACGAGCATGAAGTTAATGTTAAGATGGCAAAGGTTAAGAAATCAAGCCACTGCAAACACAACATTAATTATCATATAGTTTTTATTCCAAAATACAGAAAAGAAGTTTTAGTTGGAGAGAAACTAAAAGAAATCCTTGAAACAATAATTAGAGGAAAGTGTGAGGATTTGAATTGTGATTTACTTGCTTTAGAGATTATGCCAGACCATGTTCATATTTTTGTTGGAGCAAAACCAACCCATACACCTTTTAGAATTGTTAATCAGATTAAAGGAAACACTTCAAGACAATTAAGATTATTATTCAACGATATAAAGTTTTTAGGATTTAAGAAACATTATGGAAATGGTTTTGATAGTTTATGGGCTGATGGATATTATTGTGGAAGTGCAGGTCATGTATCTCAGGAAACAGTTAAGAGATATATTCAAGAACAAGAGGGAAAGAAACCTTTTGATTATGATATTTATGAATGTCCAGAAGAATTAAAAGGACAATTAAAATTAGGAGATTTTTTTGGATAATGGAGATTAATAAAATACATCAAGGAGATTGTTTAGAATTGATGAAACAAATTGATAATAGAAGTATAGATTTAGTTATTACTTCTCCACCTTACGATAATTTAAGAAATTATAAAGGATATTCTTTTGAATTTGAAAAGATAGCAAAAGAATTATTTAGGATTACAAAGGAAGGAGGGGTTGTTGTTTGGGTTGTTAATGATGCCACCATAAATGGAAGTGAAACAGGAACATCCTTTAAACAAGGATTATTTTTTATGGAATGTGGTTTTAATCTGCATGATACAATGATTTGGGCTAAAACTAAAATGCCACAAAATCATAATAGATATGAACAAGGATTTGAGTATATGTTTATTCTTTCAAAAGGAAAGCCAAAAACATTTAATGGGATAAGAGATAAACCAAATGTTGAAGCAGGGGCAACTGCTCATGCTTCATATAGAGATAAAGATGGAGTTGTAAAAAAGACATCTTCATTCAATAAAACAAAAATTACTAATTTTGGATTAAGAACAAATATTTGGAATATAACTCCTTGTTTATCTTCTAAAAATAGAAATGGTCATCCAGCACCATTTCCAGAAGAACTTGTTGAAGACCATATAAAGTCTTGGAGTAATAAGGGAGATATTATCTTAGACCCTATGTTTGGAAGTGGAACAACTATAAAAATAGCAAGAAAACTAAATAGGAATTATATAGGATTTGAGATTTCAAAAGAATATTTTGAAATAGCAAACAAGAGATTAATACAAAATACTTTAACTAAACTAAAAGAGGTTACTAAATCGTAGGGTATCAAAAGAAAATGGTAAAAATATTAAGAAAAATTATAAGTGACCATCCAACATCAAAAGGATGTTTTATGGAAGTAAAACAATACAAAGAAAAAGAATTACCAAAGAGGGTAAAGAAGTTTGATATAATAGGCATAAAATTTAAAAGTTCAAATGGAATTCAAATTGATTGTTATGTTAAACCAGATGAACTCTTAGAACTTGGGGAGTTGTTTATTTCAGCATATAATAATTATTCAAAAGATAAACTAAAAAAGGAGGGAAAAAGATGAAGATAAAAACACATTTATTTGAAATAGAATTGAAACCAACAAATTATTTTGAAGAAGGAACAAGAGAAAACGAAACATTTATACTTGGTTCTAAGATAGTAAAATTATTATTAGAAGAAGGAACAAGTATTACAAATATTAAAATTAAATATTCAGAAGAGGAAGAAAATGTTAGATGAATTGCAAAAAAGAGTTTTAATTGAAGTTCTTGGAGACAAAGAATTGGATGTTTTTGGGATTTATAAGAAAAGAAGAAAGGAATTGGAAGCAAGACAAAATTTAGGGATTATTAAAATTCAAGAAGAAAAGAAAAAACAAAGGATGATTAAATCTTATGAGAATATTTGTAGAGTTTTAATTGATACTTATGGAAAAGAGGGAGCAATACCTTACTTAAAAGTTTTATTCAAACAACTAAATTCGGAGGGCATTTTTCCTCCCAAGCCTAAAGTCATGGGTATCCAAAATGCAAAAATTATATGATAAAGAGATATTTTGAAGCAAGAATGACAGTAGATTCAACAAGAGAAGGAGAATACGAAACAAATAAGATTCATGTAATAAGATTAGAGAATGAACAAGTTTTGAAATACTTTTATGATATTG